GCAACCAGAAGCACAACGCGGCGATCATCGCCAACTTCACCAAGCTCCTGTCCGTGGATGACGCGGACGAAGCGCCGGAAAAGGAGAACGCATAATGCAGATCAAGATCAAAAATGAGTTTCCCAACGTCAAGGTCGACGTCAAGGAGCACGACAACGGCGACATCACCGTTACCCTGTCCGAGCAGCCGCGCCGCACGCTCGGCGAGGTCAAGTGCGGTGAGATCGTGAAGCTCGGCGACCGCGAGTTCTATGTCCTGGAGCACAGCGCGACCACGACGGCCGTACTCGCCAAGGATTCCATCAAAACGATGGACTACGCCGGCGGCGGCGACTACGCAAAGAGCGACGTGCGCCGCTATCTCAACGATACCTTCTATAAGGAGCTTTCCAAGGCAGTCGGCGCAAGCAACATCGTGGAGCACACCGTCAAGCTCGTCGCCGACGACGGAACGGGCAAAAAGCTCTCCGTCCGCGACCATGTTTCCCTTCTCACGACCGATCTCTACCGCCGCTATCGCGAGTATCTTCCGGCGATGGGTTCGCCCTGGTGGACGGCTACCAGAGTGACACACGATGAGAGCACCGGATACGCTCGCGGCGTCTGCTGCGTCAACTCCGGTGGTATCCTGGGCTGGAACGGCTGTGGCTACAGCTACGGCGTTCGCCCGTTTTGCGTTTTGGACTCTTCGATCTTCGTATCTTGATACTCGGCGATGAGCGAAGAGGTCAAATTTGACATCGGCGACAAAGCGGAAGCTCTGTATTTCAGCGTCTTCGACCTGACGACGAGCCGGCAACACTATCCTGTCAAGTTTCGTCGTCTGGCCGATACGCTCCAGAAGTACGCGCTGAACATTCACAGCGATGTGATGGATGCAAATTCCTTCCGCAACGATTCGCCGTCTCAGCGGCAAAAGCGCTTCGACTACCAAACGAGCGCGATCACCCATTGCAATAAATTTCTAAGCCTTGTGAAATACAGCCTCCACGCTCATCTCATCAGCGCTGCGACGGGCGAAACGTGGACTTCCTTAGCCCACGACGTCAAATACATGACGCTCGCTTGGCGGAAGACCTGACCGGACGAATCCTTTAGGCTGTATGCTGATGCTCGCAACGTCTGCTACGTCAACTCCAATGGTATCCTGAACTGGAACGACTGTGACTACAGCAACGACGTTCGCCCGTTCTGGTGGATCAGCGAGGTCTATAAGCTGCTTCAGCGGCTAAAAGGAGTGCGCCATACTGTCAAAAGAGCATACGACCTCTCTCGCCTCTGGCGGGACAAACACAAATGACGCAAGCGATTTTGAAAGGCTGGTCGATTTTGGAAATCTGTTCCGGTCGTATCAGGTCGCTTGCAAAGGCAAGGGGAAGAAACGCAGCGCGCAGCGGTTCAATGTGCTGGCTCTCGAAAATCTGTGCGTTATGAAGCGCCAGTTGGAGGAGCGCACCTACCGCGTTGGCGCGTACACCGAGTTTATCGTCTCCGAGCCGAAACGAAGGATCGTCCGGTCAGGTACGTTCCGCGACAAGGTTCTCCAGCATTGCCTGTGCGACTGCGTGTTGCTGCCGAAGCTGCGTGAGTGTTTTCTCCTCGACAACTACGCCGGTCAAACAGGCAAGGGAACCTTGTTCGGATTGGATCGTCTTTCGGAAAGCCTGCTGAGCTTCTATTTCATCACGGAGGAGCTTGGCTGCCGATATTACGGGAGATATATGGACGATTTCTATTTGATCGCGGAAGACAAGGAATACCTGGAAAAATGTCTCGCTGAGATTAGGGCGTATCTTGCCGAGCTTCGCCTGACGCTCAACGGCAAGACAGAGATCGTACCAATACGGCAGGGCGTCCGCTTTCTCGGCTTTCACAGCTATCTCACGGAGGACGGCAAGGTCATCCGCAAGCTCACCGGCGACAACAAGCGCCAGATCAAGCGGCGTCTTCGCAAATATGCGAAGCTCGTGCGCGACGGTCGAATGACGCGCGAGAAATTCGACGAGAAGTACGCCTCGTGGAAAAACCACGCATTGCACGGCAACTGCCACAAGCTCGTGACGGACATGGATCGGTATGTAGAGTCATTGTTTTAAGGAGTGTTTTTTTGAAACTTGATACAAAACGCGATATTGGAAATGCTGGTTTGTCGGTTGCAATAGCATATTTTGGATCGAATGGCTATACGGTATCTGTCCCGTTAAACGATACACAACCGTACGATTTAATTGTTGATAAAGATGATGTTTTATCACGAGTCCAAGTAAAAGCAACAAACAATGTTATTTACAACGACGTATATGCTCTTTCGTTACGAACAATCAGCGGCACAACAAGAAAAGCGATGAGAACGGTTAAAGATACAAATGTCGATCTGCTTTTCTGCTTGTGCGGAGATGGAACAATGTATCTGATTCCAACTGATGAGATCAAGAATAAATCAGTTCTGGATCTTGGGAAGCGCAAGAGCAAATTTGCCGGAAAAAACGTGCCGGATTATTCAAAATACATCGTCCAGTTATAATGGAAGGGTACTCAAGTGGTAAGAGGATGACCTGCTACGTCATTAGGTCGCGAAAGCGGCGCGAGGGTTCGATCCCCTCCCCTTCCGCCAGCCGTTTGTGGTGGACGGCAACTGGTTCTCCTTTTGACGGCGGGAAAGACCGCTACAGCCGCGTAAGTGCGGCAGTATGCTGGGAACAGCCCGAAGGACGGGCAGCGAGCCATATTCGCGGTCTGCGGGTTCGAGTCCCGCTTCTCAGCACGAGCCGACATAGTGCGGTTCCTCCCTTTCTAAGGTATATATGACGACATCGCGGATAAGCGTCACGCCTGTGGGTGCAGAACGCAGGTGCTCCGGTGCAATTCCGGTGAGTCCGCAAAACAAAACAAGGAGTAGTTATCCATGAGATGTGAAGTCGCAAATTGCAGTAACTATGAAAATGGATACTGCGTATCGGATTCGTATGTCAGCATTGACTCTAACGGTCAGTGTGATCTCATGTCCACTATCGGCGGAGCGAGCAACGGCTTAAATCCTTGCCCGTTCTGTGGTAGCAAAAATATTAAGTTTTCGGTCAAGACCGCTCAATCCAATTTTGAGCGGATCTATCACGCATCGTTGTACTGCAATAGCTGCCACTGCTACGGATCGCGCGTCTTGCGCCATGTGAACGAGAACGAGTCGCGAAACAACATTGAAAATGACGCGCAGCTTTTCAAGCAGGCCGCAGACGCCTGGAACAGGAGGGCATAACGATGATCTATCTTGACCACGCGGCGACCACGCCGGTCGATCCGCGCGTTTTGGAGGCGATGCTGCCGTGGTACTGCGCGGAAAACATCGGCAATCCGTCCAGCATCCATTCGCAGGGCGTCGCGGCGAGCAAAGCGATCGAGCGCGCCCGTGAGCAGGTGGCGGCGATGATAAATGCGGACGCCTCGGAAATCTTCTTCACCTCCGGCGGCACGGAGTCCAACAACGCTTGGCTCGCCAACGTATGTGGCACGGTCGTCACAACCAAGGCGGAGCACCACTCTGTAACGGAGCCGCTGGAGCATTATGGACGCGGCGCGTTCGGCGTGCCATACATCGCTCTGGACATCGCGCAAAACGGCTGCGTTGATCCGAAATGGCTGGATTTTGAGATACTTCGCAACGATATGCCGCATCGTATCGGCGCGGCGTCCGTCATGTGGGTGAACAACGAGCTGGGAACCATCAATCCGATGGAGAAAATCGGAGCGGTTTGCAAAACGCATGGTATCCCGCTCCACTCGGATGCGGTGGCGGCTGCCGGTCATACGCCGATCGACGTCAAAAAGTGCCATGTGGATATGCTTTCGGCGTCAGGTCACAAGTTCGGCGCACCGCTCGGCTCAGGCTTCCTCTATATCGACAGCAAAATTCACAAGAATCCTCTGATTTTCGGCGGCGGACAGGAGCGCGGGATGCGCGGCGGAACACCGAATGTACCCGCAATCGTCGGGCTTGGAATAGCTGCGGAAATCGTCACGAAAAGTCTGTCCGTACAGATGGAAAAGTACGCAGCGCTGCGCGACATCTTCCTGCGCCGCCTTGCCAATCAGCTTCGCGGCTCTGCTCTGTTTCGCGTCAACTGCGATGATGCGCCGCACATCGACAACATCATCAGTCTCACACTCTTCGGCGTTCACAGCGAGGCGCTTCTGCTGCGGCTGGATATGGAGGGCGTCTGCGTTTCCGCAGGCTCGGCGTGCTCATCCGGCTCCGGTATCTCCCATGTGCTCAAGGCGATCGGGATGCCGGAGGAAGAAGCGGCCTGTACGGTACGCATTTCCCTCGGCGCTACCACAAACGCGGCGGACATGGTGGTCGCTGCGGAAAAAATCGCGGAGATTTCGCAAAAAATTCTGAAAATGTCTTGACAAAAGCAAGACAATAATTTATAATCGTAGGCAGAAAGTGTTTCTCGGCGCTTTCTGCCTTTTCGATAAGCAAGACAATAATTTATAAAGGAGTGGAATCATGTACTGCGGTTACATCACGAGAATCGAAAACCTGCGCAAGCACAGCAACGCGGATCGGCTCCAGTGTGGTGAGTGCTTCGGCAACACCGTCATCGTCGATCTGAAGACGCAGCCGGATGAGCTGGGCGTGTACTTCCCCGTTGACGGAAAGCTCGGCCTGGAATACGCGACCGAAAACGACCTGCTGCGCCGCAAGGACGAGAACGGAAAGCCCGCCGGCGGCTATCTCGATCCCGACAGGCGCAACATCAAGGCGCTCAAGCTGCGTGGCGAGAAGAGCGATGGGCTGTTCATGCCGCTGCGGAGTCTCGCGAAGTTCACGGACGTATCCAAGCTCAAGGAGGGCGACCAGATCACAATGCTCGGCGGCGTCACCATCTGCGAGAAGTACATCCCAGCCGTCAACCGTCGCGGCGGAAGCGCTGGCGGCGGAGGCAACCGCACCAGAAAGAAGCGCGCGCCGATCGCGCCGCTCTTCGCCGAGCACGCCGATACGGAGCAGCTTGCCTACAACCTCTCCGCGTTCTATCCGGGCGATCTGGTGGAGATCACGCTCAAGATGCACGGTACGTCTCAGCGCACCGGCTACCTTCCGACGTTCAAAGGCTACAGGCGCACGCTTCTCGACAAGCTCCTGCGCCGCGACGGAACGCCCGTCTACGACTGGGGTTACGTCTCCGGCACGCGCCGCACGGTTCTGGAAAACTACGAGGGCGGCTGGTACGGCAACAACACCTTCCGCGAGGAGCACAGCAAGGCTTTCGAGGGCAAGCTGCACAAGGGCGAGACGGTCTACTATGAGGTCGTCGGCTTCACGACGGACGGCAAGCCCATCATGGCGAGCGTTGACAACAAGAAAGTCGATCAGGCCAACGGCGACAAGGAGTTTTCCAGACAGTACGGAAAAACGACGACCTTCTCTTACGGCTGCGACGTTAAGGGGCGCGACGAGCTGGTTCCCGCCGAGGGCGGCGGCGTGATGACGCGCCACGTTCCGCAGTCT